TCCAACCGTTCTACCTGTGCCCGGCCATCAGGGAATATCCCTGCACCCTTGCCGGCAATCATACTGTCTACGAACTCACCGAACTCGCCGCCTGCGAGGAGTTTAAGCAAATAATCTGTAGAGTCCGAGTGTTCTTTACTTAAGGCTCTTTTCGCAATCTCCAATAAAGTACGTAAAGAGGATAATACGTTCTTATCTGTTAGGGGCCGTTCATCATATTTTTCTAGAACAGTAACACTGCCAGCACCACCTCCATTTATAGTAGCCTGCATAGAACTGATCTGCCCCTCAATCTTATCTTCCCATTTTTCAGTCAGATAGTTTGATACGACACACGAAAGTTTTCCGGTCTTCAGATTCTTTTCTGTAGAAACAATACGAATAATTCTACTGATATTACGCGACGGTATGCTTACAGTTATCAAATCCCCACACTCTAAGCCACCCTTTTTCCTCATATAACGATAATCCACATCAAGAGTAAACTTTACCCTTTTTTGCGAATTAAAAGCAAGCCAATCCGTAGCTTTCTCACGTAACTTTGATATTGCAGCTTGCTTGTATGACTCTCCGAGACGAATACCGGTAAAATTAAACTCCTCACCACCTCTCAAATGTTTGGCCGCTGATGGGATAAGAGGTCTGCTTTGGGTTTCCGGGTCAATGGGAGCCAATTCATCTTCTTGGTAGATTAGGGTTATTTTCTTATTAGAATTATCCCACTTAAATTCAAAGGATTTTCCCATTAAATCTCCTGTGAGAAAATTAATACGCGCATCATCGCCAATAGCCAATTCGTCGATATTAAAATCAATATCACGGCATATAAACTCACGATAATTCTCCCCCGTAGGATTCTCAACAAAACCAGTAAAAGAGGGATGAATATCATCAAAGACAATCTTTTTCTCAACTGCCCGATTGGTTTCTGAAAAGTTTTCCAAATACTTTTCGGGCAACATCAAACGTCCTTCTTCATCGCCTTCCCCTGAAGCCATATTCTTTGTTCCACCAACTGGATATACACGGGTAGTAACATCACCACTATCAACGTTGCTTTGCTCTACCTCATACAATCCGCCACCTTGCCCTTGTGTAAATGTCAGATTTCTTTCATTTTCAATGCGTGATACATAATTTATCGTATGGTCATGTACATAATACTCATAGCCATACGCCGAAGCCAGCTCTGATAATAAACTACGGCAATCTATCCCGTCAAATGATAATGTCATATATTCCGTATCAGGAATATTGCCAAGCTGCCATCCCGTATCTACCCCTAAAGGATTATCATCTGTCTTATTGACATTCCATATCAACAATTCCAACCAATCCCTCAATTTTCCCGTAAGAGTAACGCGAGTGCTTTGGGTTATCTTATTGGTTAGAATCTTATCTATTAAAGTATATTCCGGTGCTTCAAATAGGTATGTTGTAGTATGATTCACAGAACTTTTATCGGCAAATTCAGATGCACGATTAATTTTATATTTTATTCCGCCAACCCTTATAAAATCCCCCTCTTGAATATCAGGAATGGTATCAGTAACCACAGTTACCGATACTTCATTCTTATTCATTATGCCATTAGCCAATATAGCATCATCAGATGCAATACTGGCTACCTTGGTATCAATTCCAGAAACTACACGATATACCTCTAAGATGTCAATCATTGTTGCATTACCCTACATTTTAAATCGAATTCCAATACATGCTTAGTCCGCACTGTAACGGTTATTCCATCTTTAAAATATATCTCCAGACGTTCATTACCTTTCAAAATCAAATTTCTGAGTCCTGGACTAATACATAATGCCGAAAACTGACTCATGCTCGAATACAACCATTCCAGGCTATTTCCCAACATAGTACATTTTAATGTCAATGTGGTAGGCTCACGGTATTCATTTTGCATATATGGCAAAGTTGTACCTATCTCTATCCGCTTTCCAACAGTCTCAACACCAGAACGAGAAGATACATAAATCCCAAAATCTGCATTTAAAGAATAACCATCCATTACGTAATTATTCCCACCTGACGGATTAATTCCTATTTCTGCCGGAATATAGCTTTGTTGCCAAAATTTCACTTGCACAATAGCCATATTTAAAGAAACGTATTCTTCTACAGAAATCTCATCCTTACAGATAACATTGAAGCTACCAAATCCGGTCGATAAGCGCCTGCATGAAATACAAGCCTTCTTTAGCTTATCTAATTGGGATTTTACATTTTCAGAGCGAACCACCAAAGATAGAACTAAAGTCCGACCATCCAGTTCAATATCTTCTGCATCAACAAACGGTTCAATACTGGTTCCCCAATTATATTCCGTTGTTCCTTTACGCTTAGGAAGGTCAAATACTCCTGATATGGCAATACAATCTTTTGAATCTTTTGTCTGACCTACATAGGGGAAAGCATCGTAAGAAGATATATCTATATCGTCAAGTTTATAACTCATAAGTATTTCCTTTCCGAACTATTAAATCAGCTCCCGTACAAGTTGCATTACCATATAAATAAACCGTAATATGAGCACCGCTGCATTCATCTACGATTATATCTGCAGTATCCAAAGCATCTATAATCAAGCGTGCCCCATTGGAAGCCCGAATATTCAGCTTTGTGCTATCAGCAGCCCATATTCGGCACATCATTCGTTCTGTTATTTCCACTACGGCATAACACTTCCCTACAAAGGCTATTTCCTTTTGGTTTTTCACATTTACTGTTTCATCGGCATACAATCCTTGTCCGTGCATCATATCTCCAAAATTAGAGCGAAGAAATACACTTGACGGAGTGTGTCTTGAAAGGCAAAACTTAATATTATCAAAAAAGCATCTGAGCATATCAACCCTAGACTTTGTAGCTGCTAATTCTTGTAACCCTTCACTGCAGGCTCCAGCAGCACCCGCTAATAATGCAATTCGTTCTTTCAGTTCCATACTATCCTCTACCATTATAGTTTTTAGTGTTTTTTCTTATTTCATCAAGCTTTGTTTCTAATGATTTAATACCCGTTTTCAGTTCTTCAACAAGAGTTTCGGTATTATCTGCCGTTGCTTTTGTATTATTGTTTATTTCAACAATCTGCACATAAATATTAGCTATATTGGCAAGCTGCTTCCGGCATTCTATAAAATGCTCATGGCTCAAATTAAGCAAAGAACGTATATCTAAAGCAGACATATTCCATAGACCTACAAGCTGGGAAGCAGTCCCCTCAGTTACCGCAGCCTGCAGTTCACCAGTAACGCCATTCTCTATTTCATCTTCAACTTCGCTATTTACAAGTCCCAACTTCTTCAACAACTCCTGATAACGCCCCAACTGTCCCAATATCTGTTCTTTTCCCTGCTGACCTGCTGAAACAATTTGGTCTATTTCCCAATTGGTAAGTTCAAAACCGCCGGCACTGTTTTCATTAAAAGCATCTGCCATTTTTTGAAACATATCGGACATCGATTTTTGGATTACAAAAACGTCCAGTTGCTTAGATATGATACTCTTCATTAAGTCATTTATCTTTTCTTGTATAGCTTCTTTGCCGTTATCAAGACCATTACATAATCCGTCGACAATACTCGAAGCCATATCATTGGAAAATGAATACAAATCAGTCGTTGATAATTCATCTATAATTCCCTGCCTGAGTTCTTCTATCTTATCCCTATAATCCTCTATTTGGCTTTCCCAATCAGCAATCTTTCCGTCGTCACGTTTTTTAGACCTTTTGCTTTGCTCTGCAGCTATCATACCCTCAGTTTCCGCTATCTTTTGATACAAGTTATTTACCTGCTCTATCTGCTTGCTATATTTCTCACTGCCGATAGCTTTGGCTGTTTCACGTTCCAACTGCCGATATTGCTTTTCCAAGTTTTTCACATTCTCTTGATGTTGTTTAATTGCCCGATTAGCCTTACGACTTCTTCGGTCAAAGACATCAAATGCAGAAGATATAAGCCCAACGGCACCTGAAATCATAGTAGCCGGATTCATGGAAGCGATACCATCGGCCAATTTACCTGCCGACCCAACCATATTGGATATACTTCCAAGTAACTTTTGGGTTTCTTCATCCCCTGCTAACCCCATATTCTTTAAACCACCTATGACCGAATCAAAACATTCGTTCACCATTCCAAGCACTTCGGAAGTATCACCAAATATTTCTTTTAAGGACGCTTTCTTTTTAGTCTTATCAGCCTCTTGCTGATATTCTTTTATATGACTAACCAAGCTGCGGAACGGGTTACGGGATTTGATTTCATTCTCCGCATCTTTCAGTTTCTCCAAGACCTTATCCAGGTTAATAGGGTCCAGCTTCAAATCTTTAGCTTTCGACTTGATTATCTGAATAAGATTTTCTATTTCGGAAATGGTAAGGTTATCCAAATCACCGAACAATTTTACCCATTCATCCGACTGCATCAACATCTGTGCATTTAACTCATTCAAAGCTTTTTCTTTGCCTTTGGTTAGTTTATCTACCAATTCCTCATTTCCTGCTGCTTGAGCAATCTTTTCATCCCATTCTTTGGTTATAGTGTATTCGCGGCTCTTATAATCATCAAGTTGGGCAATAAGGGCATCGTATTTTTCCTTGAGTATTTTTTCTTCATTCATCAGATTCTTAACTTGAGCTTCAGAATACATATTACTCAATAAGTCTTTCTGCTCTTGTGGTAACTGCTCTATGGATGTAGTTGTAGGCTTGAAAACTCCCTTTTCATTATTCTTCTTACCTTTATTCCTTTCCTCCCATTGTTTTTTTTCGATTTCTTGTTGAGCCTTTATCAAAGCTTCTCCATATTCTTGTATCGAAAACAACTCTTTCTGAAAATCCAAACGGCGCTGAGCTTGATACTTTTCTTCTCCTTCTTCCATTGCATCAATTCTCATCTGTTGCAAATCCATTGAAAATTGTTCAAACAGTTTTCCCTGTTCTTTTTTTGCATTCTCAATATCGCCTTTATAATCTTTTTTATCCGGTTCTGTATTAACCACAGTTGTGCCGGTTGTCGTAGTAGTCGTAGTGGTCGTACCAGTATTGACAGAAGTCAGACCTTTGATAAACGGAGCAAATCTCTTTTTTACTTGATAGATATTATATTCGGTCGAATAAACGCTTCTGATATATTCATCCAAAGCATCCACAACCTCATCACTTAACTGCCTATTGCCACTAGCAATGCCTTTCAACAGCTCTCTTTGTGTATCATACAAAACTTTCATGTTTCCCGTTCCGGCTCGTTGAGCTTCTGTCACCTTATCTACAATATTCTGAACTGTCAATTCTACTAATCCATCGTTGTTTGAATATTGTGAAAGCCCCTTACGTAAATTCTCCAACTCATCAGCCTGCTTCTTTACTCCAGATGTAGCGATTTCATCGGTAGCTTGGTTTTGTATCTGTAAGGCAATCTTTTCTTTCAATGAAGCATTTATACGGTCATAAGCACTCTTAATTTCTTCTGCAGAAGATTTTTCAGTAAGCATATTACTAAGATAACTTCCATACTGTCCGTTTATCAGGTTTATCACTTTCCTTCTTTCTTCTGTCCCTTCCTTAGCGCGAGCCAATGCCGAAAATACATCATCCAGTTCTCTTTTCTCTTTCAACTGTAATGCTATGCACTCGTTATAAGACTCATTTAATTTCCTATTTGCCTTCTCTGCTTCACTAACGTATGTTATATGCTTATATATAGCATATCCTAAAGCTGTTATGGCTGTTGCAATAAGCACATAAGGACTTTTAGCCATTATAGCATTCAATGCTTTTGTTTTCATGGCAAGTATTTCCTTTGCCTTGCTGACTATATTAAGCCAGTTTGCTTGAAGCTGCATCGATAGGGTCCACCCTTTAGCCAATCCTTGTTGATACAACTCTGCTTGCGCAGCGAGCAATACCGCAACACGATAGCTTCCCCACGCCGTAGCACCTACTACCAACAAATCTTGCAAGGTAGATAATGTGTTTACCAAATCCCCATTAGAAAACGCATTATTGAAACTTTCAGCAATATCGGCAACTTGCTTCATTATTTCCTCGCCCATCGGCCGGAGTGCCGCAGTTATATTATTACGAAGAAGTACCAACTGATTTTCAGTACTATCATTCATCTTTTTAAAAGCAGTTTCCGCAGCTCCAGCGGAATTTCCCAACTCCGCCAAATCCTTAGAAGCTCCCTTGGCATTCTTTCCGGTAAGAGCCAATGCAGCTTGCAATGCTTCATCAGTACCAAGCAACTCTTTCATCTTGGTTGCAGAACCATCAGCTTTATCATAAATCAACTGTAATGCTTCTTGGAATGTACGGCCTTGGAAAGCTGCATCTCCGAGCTGGTTAGCTGTACCAAGTATAGCAGCACGTATCTTTGTCATGGCTTCCGATGTCGGTACACCTTGCTTAGTTATAGTAGCCACAGCAGCCAGTACATCATCAAGGCTTATGCCAAATGAAGCAGCAATCGGTGCAGCTTGGGCAATACTTGTGCCAAGTTCCCCAAACGTGGTCTTACCTAAACGGACCGTAGTAAATAGCTTATCGGACACGGATTTTGCTTTATCTGCCTGCATACCATAAGCATTCAAAATAGTAGTAATGGCATCAGCAGCCGTTGCCGTTTCAGTCAGACCGCCGGTAGCCGCCTTAGCGGATACCTCTAAAATTTTCATGCCATTTGCTCCATCATGACCGGCAGACACAATTTGATACAATGCTTTAGCCGCTTCATCACCGGCAATAGGAATATCACGAATCATATCCATAACACGATTCATGTATTCTGTCAAACTACCGTCTACCTCTTTAGAAAGAGTAGCAACTTCAAGCATGGCTTTCTGAAAACGTTTTTCAAAATCGTATGATTCTTTGGCCGCACGAGCAAAGGCTATCCCTGCACTGATACCGATACCTCCGAACACATCAAACGATGTAATTTCATCAGCCATCGCCTTTATTATACCAATAGCTTCCCGACGACTTTTATAAAGTCCGGTATTATCTATGCCTGTAGCAAAATATAATGCACCATCTTTATTCTGAATACCCATAATTCATTTATTTTTAAAATATAAGAAAGCCCCATATCTTCACAGACACGGGGCATCAACCTCTAAAAACAAGACATGAAACAATGTTTCAACATTGTAATATATAAAAACAGGCATTATTTCGCTTTTGCGCCTTCAATATCATAGTACCTCTTCATCCGAATTGTTTTTGTCGGATCATCAAAACTTGGTAACTCAACCCATTCATAATCCACGCCTTCGGTTTCTCCATCTTCATCAACTGTCCGGTTTCTTTCTTTCATCACAGAAGCATATTCCTGCATCATTATTTCAATCAAGGAATAACTGCTTTCCATTGTTTCCATATAAGTCAATCCTAACGAATCATGCACTATAACTAAGAATCTTGCTTGACTGTATCCTGCCAACTTTGCAGATTCTTCTGAGCGGCTATTATCTCCGTCTCTCCCAATGGGCTCACGTTCTGAAGCATCGTGATAGAGTCGCAAAAAGGGAAGTAACCTATTCTAAAGAATATGGCATTGAGAAGTATTCGTATATCTTCCCATGTGGAATTATCTATAAGAACATTGCGAAACCATGCCGGTGGCTCCGACGGCTTATTATGAATGCCCAAACATACAATATCAAGAAGCAACTCTCCATACTTATCCATCATAACCGGAAAATCACTAGTCGGCTCATCAGACTTGACAATCATCTTATCAAGGTCTGCCGGATCTATTTCAAGCAAAAGAGGTCGCAACTTAAACCATGTCCTAACCGTTATCGGACGTATGACTATACTATCCCCGACTTCCTTTCCTGCCGGAATAGATTTTCTCTCGCTAAAATCAAATGGTATCTTGACTGGTTGCTCCGTTATGGAAGCCGACTCCAATTTAAACAAATTCTTTATGCTCATAAATTTATCCAAAGGGGCTATCCCGTTGTACTTCCGGGAAAACTCCATAATATTCGCGACTATTATAGAATTGTTTCGCCCCTATCCATCAAAAGTTTGTTTCTATAGGCGGACTCGAACCGCCGACCTCATTATACAATGCGCTCTGCCGACTGAGCTATATAGAACCATAGTTATTACTTGGATGCGGTTTTGGCCGCCTTAGCTTTAGGCGCCGCATCAGTAACTTCACGCATAAAGGCAGTTTTGGTTTCCCCTTTTTCTGTAATAGCTGCCTGTACGTACACACGAACCAATAACAACTCTGCCTGTTCTGCGCCCGGAGCCTGTGAAATCTTAGCAGCTATCTTACCATTGACAACAGTATAGACTACTTTCTTTCCTTTTTTGGGCAATGTTTCGCATTGGAATGTCTTATTGATTGACGGAATATCCGTAGGCTTATTCCAAACATCCTTTGGAGATAATTCTTCCCCTTTGTCAACGGTTCCACCGGCAAGCAATGCTATTGTATCATTACTTGGAGTAGGAATAGAGAACTCAATATAATCAGTGGTATCTTTTACAAATTCCACATATAATGGTTCGGTACTGCCTTCAATGTCTATCTTCACTTCCTTAGGGTCTGCAAAGTTGAAAGCAACACTACTTTTGGTGGGTAAGGGAAGTGTGGTAAAATCCGTTCCCGGCACTCCATCACCAACATCTGCAATTCTAATCGCGCCTACGCCCATAGCAATAGGCCTTACCGTTTTTGTTTCTGCCATAATCAATTATCCACTTTTACATTAAATCGAATATTAGTACACATAAATCCCTCTTTTAAATCCGGTATCGGAATACTTAGGAAATCCTCTATTTCTCTACAATTGCCATCATCGCTATTTATCGAAGCAAGAGCCTTACGCACCATACGTTTTAACTCTTTCATACGTTGACGCTGATACATTCCATTATGCTTCAAAGGAACAAACACATTCACATTTACAGGGATTTTATTAATGAAATCCAACTCCGTTAATGATAGATGATTAATTACGATATGTTCGTCCTTAACACCGGCCTCAGATTTGTCTTTATATATGGCAATTCCAGTACCGGCAGCTTCTATCGCTTCATATACGAAATCTATTACATCAAATTCATCCATAAACTAGATTTTTTCAAATACCCTAATCAATGCCTTACGCAAATACTCCTGACATTGGATATATCCCGTAGTAGCCACATCTTTTCCTTTGGCTTCAACATGAACCGCATATTCCATACCGGCAACACCAATCAGTACGTAACTGCCTTGATAAGCCAAAGAAATATCTTCGGCCAACTGTCTGGCTTTGGAAATACCAGTATCACCGTCATTCCCTTTACCGCTTTTCTCAAAGTTTTCAGAAACGGTTTCTCCATCCATAGCTATTATATAACCTACAGAAGAACGAAGATTGCCTGTGCGGTCTGTATAGTTACCCGATTTACGGGCCACTTCTACAAATTTTTCTCCGGCAGCAGAAAGTAATTTAAAAATCCTTTCTTCTGCTCGTTCTTGGAATTTGTCAAACCAGCGGTCTATATCCGCATCCGAAAACAAAGGCGTCAGTCCTGATTTCATACATTTATAATTGAATGGGATTGATACGGTTCCCAGCAAATTATATCCACATCAACATTAAGAGAAGGAACTTGTAAACGCAAATATTTAACATCAATATCAGGACGGACTTTAGTATAGAAATAGCCATGTACTTGCTTTTCGTCGCCAAGGCTGTTTTTCTTCATAACTATACGCCCATCACTAACGGAATCATATCTTCCCTTTACTGACAGAGTTTTTGTTTCTCCATCAGCCCACTCACCATTGACTAATTTTCCGCCAATTTCATAAGTTATCAAGGCAGTATGAGGATATCTGGTTACCATGCGTTCCTTGCCCTTCCCCTAATAATGATTTTCTTTCCTAATTTGGCAGCCTTTTCAGGCTCCCCGTTCTCAATATATAACTGCTTTGCAGTCTGTATATAGTAAGAGCGGGGATGAGAGACAGATAACTTGTTTTCCGTGAAATCCGGAGAATTTATCAGCATGGCATACGTATCAGCGACACATAGACCAACTTGCTTTATATTATCAGTAGTACATTGTTCTTCGGGATTAATACCACGCTTTACAAATACTACCTTTTCCAAGAAGCCTTCCATATCTCCAATAGAGGGATATTCCAGTATCGTTTCTCTGATTGTTGCCATAACTGTATTATTCTTCGTCACCCGGTTCTAAGTTTTCATCATCCACTTCCTGACCCAAGAACTTAGCAGGAATATTATCCGTACCTTCTGTTGCTTCGTCAGAAGGCCATTCCTTACCATCAGCCTGCAAGATATACATAGCTTCCGGGTCATTGACTACAGGAATTGCATTAGCTTCAGCCTTGGTCCACTCCTTGAACGGCTCTTCAGTAGAGAATTTTGTAACCAAGATAAAGTCTTTCTTTACCATGATTGCTTTCTTCTTCAAAGACTCCGAATTTTCAGCCATAATAGGACCGTGCTGGATATTACCAACATTCAAATCCTCAAGGAAGCAAATACGATGCTTCTTCCATGGGCAAACAGTAGTACGTTTGTGGTTTGCATCTTCAATACGCACAGCCGGATTGATAGTGATAATCTGTGCCGGATATTCTTGTTCAGCCAAATACTCGTTAATAACCTTCTTGGTGATAACGAGTTTCGATGTCTGGTTAATCCAGCCCTTAATCTTATCCAAAGTTGATTTCTGCTTCTTCAATAAAGTGAAATCAGATGTCAGCATAATGATGTATCGCAGACTTACCCCCTTGGCACTTGCTGCAGAAAGTACATCTTCAATATCTTGCAAACCGTCAGCTTTTGCAGCATCAGCCCAGTCTGCAGAAGATTTCTTTCTGTTATCTGCCGGCATACCACAACCTACAAATTCAGTGGTTACAATGCCATTATTATTCTTTGCTGACAAGTTGAAACCTGCACGGCTCATATACTGCATAGCCCACCATTCCATACGACCACGCACTGCATTATACACAAAATCCTGGTCTTTAAAAGCAAGATTCAGCAACTCCATTTGCTCTGCATCTCCTTGCGCATCACGTTCCAGATTCTTATATTCCTGATAGTCGCTTTCGTTCATGCCACGCTTTACGGCTGTTTTTGGAATATCACCGGACATTTTGCTGATTACTTCCCGCGTCTTCTCCGGAGCGGAAGAATCAAAAGAAACGACATCGGCAATTACCGGAGCACCTTTCTCTCCAACCAATGTTTCCCATTTCAAGCTTGTAACTCTTTTGGGAGTAAAGAAATTAGGGTAATACATTGGTTTTACATGGCGCGAGTTTAAACGGGCGCTCATGTTTTTCTTGTTTACTTGTCTAATTAAACTTCTTTCCATAAATCAATTATGATTTCTTGTTTACGAATCTGATTAACGGCATCAAAGCCTTCAAGCCTGCATCGATAGGGAAGGGCATATTACCTTCACTAATGGTTCCACGCACCATTAAGCCGCATGATTGGTTAGCAACAGTCAAATCTACTTTTGACAAGGTTATCACCAACTCAGATGAACTTGTAACAAGGGTTGCCTTTCCTGCCGTAGTCTTCTCTTTTACCCCGACTAATATTTGACCTACCTTTGCTGCGCCAATCGTGGCTTCAAGAGTAATAACATCATATCCGGCATTACTCTTGTCTATGGCTGTAATCTTATCGGATGCACCTTTTAAGCCCCCTCCAACGGTAACAAAATCCCCAACAGCAAACAGATGGCTTTTATTGACTTTTACAGTCGTTCCCTCTGCTTCCAAGGCTTCTGTAACCAAAGCAGTCTTGATTACACGATACCCTCCATTTTCATCTTTGCCGACAACACAATATGGCGGCAATTCGTCCAATGGCATACCGTCAAAAATCGCAGTTCTTAAATCAGCGCGAACAATGGTACCGCCACCGACAACATCCTCGAGCATTTTTATGACCGCAGGATGGTACTGAAATTCTTTTTCTTTCTTAAAAAACATAGCTACAATGGATTAATTATTAATCAATACCGAGACTGGCAACCCCGTTAGAATCCCCAGTACCCTCATCTTTATTCATGATTTCCAACCATTCCTTTTCTGTCCGGTCTTTTGGCTGGGCTACATACGGACGATAATTGCCTGCATCCACTTCATCGGATATTGCGCTTTGGCGAATTTCCTTATATTCTTCTTGAAGCTCCTTAATTTGGTCTTCTACAGATGTTTCGGAATTTACATCAATACGCTTAAACCATTTTTCCGGCAACTTGGCCGTATCAAACAATGCCTTAGCAGACGCGTTTTTGCCGGAATCGGAAACAGTTTTTGTTAAGGTGGAAATATTATCCGTTAAGGTCTGGATTTGCTTTTGCTGGGCTTGAAGCATCTTTTTGAAAACAGGCGGAAGATCATCCAAATCATCATCTACATCATCGTCATCGTCGTCAACGACCGTTTTGTTTTTCTTCCCTTTTTTGCCCTTTCCCTCTATAGGCTTGCCATCTTTCAGACCATGCTCCTTTTCATATTCAGCAATAGCATTATTGATAACATTCTGTTTGTTCTGCTCGCTTGCTTCCAAATCCGGAAGAATGTTATCCTTAAAAAGAGAGACATAGTTTTCCAGATTTTCCTCGCTCTCAACATTAAACAAGGCTTTTACCTTTGCAGCATATTTCTCTGGAATACCTGCTTTCTTTAAAGCTTTTTTAATTGCAACTAAAATTTCCATACTTTTTGCTTTAAAATATATTGGAGCAGGATTTTTACCATAAAAAAAGGCTACCCGCACCCGGATAGCCTATATTCAAATAAACTTTAAATACTAATCTTTATCGTCTTCATCATATCCACACATGGCATCAGCTTCCGCCTGCCAGCGGTCAAACATAAAGTAATACTTTTTATATCCCTCTTCCTTTTCCTCCATGCTTAACCTTGCCCACTTAACGGAAGCCATCATTACTTCATCGTTCTCATCATACTTCCCTGCTTCGTAATTTCTGAGAATCTTTTCTGATCTTTCTTTCCAATATTGGCGAAGCTCATCTGTAACTTCCGGTACTTTCGGTTCCTTGCTCATAGCTCTTTCAATTTAATATTAATCTTATCTTCCTGCTCCGATATCGATATTATCTCAAATCTTGTATCAGTGGCAAAAAGTATTTCATATTGATTCTTTTCTACAAATTTACCGTTAAATTCCGAGATTTTCGATATATCCTTTCCATTTTTACCCTGAATCCTAAAAACTATGCTCACTTCATTTCTTTTCAAAGGGCGATAACTCGCAAACATATCAGCTATTTCCGGAGATTTGCTACATGATGTAAATATCTTGTGGGAAACCTCTTTTTTATCCTTATACAAAGCTTCGTATTCCTTTCGCTTTATTATAGTACCACGATACGTAATGCCTTTAAATGTTGGCAACAAATTCAACCCTTCACGAATTAATGTTGCGGCAGCTTTATTAAACTCGCTAAGGTTCTCATTATACAACTGCTTATTTAATTGTCGATAGTTGCCTCCGGCTTTAGTATAATGATGTATAGCGGCCAACCTTGTATTAGAAATATTCGGATATTCCTTTGAAAGAAAATCAATAGCACGCTGCATCGATACAGATGTGCTTCTTGTGCGGGTAAACTTCTTTTCTTCCAATGTATAAATATTGGTTTTCAACTCTCCAAAGAACCGCCGGTTATCACGAATAAAATAGGGTTCATTGCTCCATCCTTTAGCCCTTTCAAGGTTCTTGTTTACCCAAGCTTTAGCCGATTGAGGTATATCTTTCACAACAAGTTCTTCTGGTATCGTATCATTTACCAAATACTCGGCCAAATCTTCCGGTTCCATAACTATTGGAGTCGCATAACAAATGCAAAATGGATGAAACCCTGTGAATTTAAATGTTTTCGGATATTTGCCAACCATCGAATCACAAAGTGCACACGGTCCTCGATTACTATCAGACCGTCTTATCTCTATGCCCAAAACAAAGTCCTGACTATTCCATCGTTCATAATCTGCTGCACGATAAGCCATATTGGTTGTCGTAGAGGATAATCGCAATGCGTTCATGCTTGCACTACGGTACACACCTTGGCCCGGATGATAATTCTTCATAGGCTGAGATAAAATCAGTTTCCCATTTGCATCACGCACACGCCTAAAACGTTTGTCCGGCTCTTTAAGAAGTTGGCGCACATCCCGGCCTATCTGCCCGGCATTACGGCCTACCGATACTCCGGATGCAAGATAATACTCCAGTTGCTCTTTTGCCAGCTCCGCAATATTCCACACACGGTCAGATAAGGCATTTCCCCTAATATCCATACCTTTTTTTAGCTGCAACATAGCTTTGGCATTATGAGCAAACAGCCCTTCTTTTATAGCTGTATTGATAGCCAATCCCTCAATATACCTTGAAATAAAATCATCATTCTTTAGTTCAGAACGTTTCCATGCGTCCATTTGGAATTGAGTAATATTGGCAAGTAGGTCAGATTGTAACTTTACCAACTCCCTATCAATACGTTTTTCTATTGACTGGTTTCTTACCCATACACTATCTTGCCCCTTATCTGCCCATTGTTGAAGATAAGGGGAAATAGCAGCAATAAAACGATTAAAGATAGCTGTTATATCATTTTGCTGCACCAACATTTTTTGCAAATGCTGACTATCATAAAAGGAAAGCCCTTTACGTTTCATCATTCATCTGGATTAGCAGAAAATGTAGCACCAAAAGGATTGCTGTTTTGTGCCATTTCTTTTTCTTCTTTCTTCATGGTTGTAATCTCTTGTTTGGCATTCTTTGTATAAGGAGATTCTGCAGTAATGGTCTCTTGCGAATTAATAGGCTTATTACCGTTTGCAATAGCCAAGTTCTGCAAAATTTCCGTAAGGTTCTTGGGCAAGATTGAACCGAACTTCACCTCGAAATAATTTTCCTCTATTGCGCCAGCGTTTTTGATATGGGAAATACGGGCCATACCAGCCTGCACGATTGCCACACAACGCTGTACCACCGGGCCGAATATTTCCATCTGTTCCGTAGCTTTTATCTTTGCGTCAATAGTCATAAACTCACGAGCCACTCCGGATAAATCACCTATACCGATAAGGTTGTCAAAGGAGAGGTCAGGGCAAGAAGCACCGGAAAATATCTCATGCCTTTCGTTTGCGATTTCCTCTTTCTGAGAATCAATAGACTGCTGCCAGGATAAATATTCTGCATCGCCATGATAAGCAGTTCCGGTATCCGGGTCCACTTCCATGGAGAAATTCAACTCCTTTCCCACCGTTTCCTTTGAAGGTAAATTGGTCTGGCCGTAAGTCTTTAGCATAGGGTCTCCAAAATAGTCATTAGTATCTGACATTCGAGAAAGGCGCATTTCATACGCATCCATAAGAACTGCTACATCTTCCCAGTCCGGTTGGTCTACCTCTGCATAGACAACTGGAATTTTCCCGAATAGATTCTTATCCTTTGTTATAACCCACTGCCCATCATTGATTCCGGTTATAATCTCATTAGCGGTATAAATCTTCACGCATTCACAACTTCTGCCATTAACCATAGCTGTGTATTTATGAATGAAGCCATCCATATCATCATCATCGTCAAAATGCGGGTAAAATTCATTCGTTACATTATCATCCTTTGGTGTTGATAATATTTTGGCTTTTAATACGACTTCTTTTTTTAAGATAGGATTTCCATCCTTATCCGTTCCCTTAATATTGCTTTTCGTTACAGGATAAAAGACAATCGCCCCTTTGGTTTCAGATAGTACAATACGAGCAAATCTCATAAAGACTGATTTCATCTTAAGCTTACGGACAAATACCTGCTTGAAGTCTTGCAAGCTATCATCATCCATATTATCTGCCGATACAATCATATCCCCACCGAACAAAAAAGCTGCTGCTGTACGTACTATCTTCTTTGGGATATTAGTTACAATCTTAGCAACCGGCACAGTCTTATCTTCCAAACGTTTTGGTTTTTCTTCGCCAGTATTTGGGTCTGTTTCAAACTCTGTATCTGAATATACAGCCACTTTTTTAGGTTCACGGAAACCTACTGAAGTTTTACGACGGCGGCGTTCTCCGTTATATTCCTCCAAATATTCTTTGGGGTCTCTATCTTCTATGGTATCTACACATAAATCACTGACTATTCGAGAAAAGTCGTCATTACTCAATATTTCGGATATTCCTGGCATATACTTTTCTCTTAAAATATATCCCCCTATTGTATTTCACCTCAACTATAAATCCCCTGCCATACATACAAAAACTCTATTCTTCAAAAAAGAAGAATATGAAAAGACTTAAAAGAATAACCAATACAATCAAATGGTTCTTATATCAAGAACAAAGTAGAGAAAATCTATTATTATGGTTTATTGGGGATATAATCACAACATTCTTTATGTAGTAATTTTATCCGCGTCCTACTTTGCGTGTTGATTTTTTGAAATTCAGTCCGATTGACTCGGCAAACTCTGCAAGAATGGTGCATCCGTCCGGTGCATCATCATGAGCATTATCCCCCTCACGCTTATAGTTTGTAAGAGCTTTCATAAAGCGTCCGTAGTCAGAGCCTTTAGTGTATTCTGTTTCATCAAGAAATGCGCAATGCTTTTTTATCCAGCCGGCTTTCATCAGAATACGAGTTTCTTTATGCTGAGTAGTAGGACGCGCTTGGATAAGACAGGACTTTCTTTTCGTGGTAACAAGTTTACGCACATTGATAGCGAATATACGCCCACCATTGTTTGACTCGATACGTAACTGGTCGCATTCGGTATCTATTACCATTTGTGCCAAGCGTGGCTCCGTAACCTCAACCGGGTCTTTGGTAAATAATACATCTGTGATAAAGTATTTCGGTCCGAATACCTTTGCGAATGGTGCACAGAAATCATCATCACCTTTATCCGCAGTATCACAAGCGCCAATAGTGCCATCAGGTCTTTTACCTGCAATATCGGCGAGTTTAAAGCGCATAAGGGAGGACTTCGGAAATAGTAAACCTTTTGCTTCGAATGGCTCCTGCATATACTCGGCCATCCAAATACTTTCGTCTGTCTCCGAGCGCAATTCAAGGTAATATTCGGTCGTGTGTACATCTTCACAGAAGGACCGTTCGTTTTCATCAAGAGCTGCAATACGGATGATTTCATTATATTTTCCTGCTTCTTCCAAACGCCCAAGTACATCATTGGCAGACCAGCGTGTACCAATGTCAATAAGACAACAGTTACCCTCTATACGAGAATCATGCGTACCTTGTTTCCATGACCATACTTTTTCATTATTGTTATCGGATAAGGCATCTTCCAAGCTCTTGTACAAGTCGTCCGTCATGGCGAGCATGGACGCACCAAAACCGATAACAGTTCCACCAACACCACCGCCAAAATAAGAAACCTGACGGGCTCCCTCAACATTCCAGCTCTTCACATTCTGTTTATCACCTTTAAGATAAATATCCGGAAATATTTCATGAAAACGTTTGGACTTCACAATATCACGGGCATCATAGGAAAGTTTATTATACAATGTATCAGAACAACAGTTACGCATAACTGATTCTTCCGGAAAATGCCCAAGCATCCATGCGATAAACAAAGATGAAATATAAGACTTTCCTGCACGTGGCGGCATACTTACTGCAAGGCGATAGATTATGCCGGCAGAGTATGACTCATATACACGCATAAAAGCTTCTGCAACTTTCTTCAAGAATAAACGCTTTGCAAAAAACTTCGGGTCATAGTATAAACAGAAAGCCCAGAAATCTTTCTGAGCTTCCCGCTTGCGAAGAATTGTTACTGCCTTCGCACGCTTTATAAGAATTTCCCGGTTGCTTTTACTCTTGTTCGCCACGTATTATAGCTATTAACTGTTCATCGGTCATACTTTCAAGTTCATCACCTAAATTCACATTGGTATCAACTTCTTTACGGTCGCGCCATTTTTCCGGCTGTCGGTTCTTTAACCAAAATATTGCAGCCGTTGTGTCCGGTGGATAATGTTCTATATACTCCTTTTGGTCAGTTATACGCCCGTCAGATGTAGCGAATTTGGTTGCTTTACATGAGTAACCAATAGCACGATTATACAAACGAGAAGCTACATTGGCATCAGCCAAATTCTTTCCTTTTTTTAAGGACTCAAGAAATTCAGGATATTTCTTTTTCCAACTATTGATTGTCTGTTCTGAAACAGAGAAGAATTCAGCAATTTCCTTGTCTGTCGCACCAAGCAGACAGAGTTTAAGGACTTGGTCGGAATACTCTTCTTTGTAATCCGATTTACGTCCTCTTTTCTTTTTTTCTGCTGAATTCTTCTTTTCTGTCATAACCAATAACTAACCAAAACTGACAAATTGAGACAACTCATCCTTTAATTCGGGCAAGCCTCCATTATCAAAATAGAAAGAAGAACGCATTTTTCCCTGTTTTTTTACCCCACGCATGGTTTTACACAAGTGTTCTCCCTCCAATACTATACCTATAGCTAAAGGTGGATATTCATCACCAAGTGCATTCCTTATCATATCAACAATATCTTGCGCCAATCTTTCTTGTATCTGTAAGCGGGCAGCGCAGTAATCTACTACACGGCCCACTTTGGAAATGCCAAGAATCTTTCCTTTAGGATTAGGGATATATGCAAACCAATACTTACCAAAGAAAGGCATCATGTGATGCTCGCACATAGAATAATATGTACCGGAATCAGACACAACACTACCACAAGATAAACCATCCTTGCCATTCGGGAATACAGTAATCTTTGGCTTTTGTTCAGGGTCATATCCACGAAATATCTCTTGCCACATCCTTAAAATACGATCCGGAGTGCCAACAAGTCCTTCTCGATTAGGATTCTCACCAATGTACGAAAGGATATTTCTTATCGCACATTCAATATCTTTTGGGTCTGTAAGCTTAGTTTCCATTTGGGATGCTTTTTAATATAATCAATAACTTCTTCTGTATTCTGACAAGAGCATGGCTGTAAATAATATACAGCTGCTGTCATTTCTTCATAGGTTGATAAATCCTGCCCAGTATAGACTACTTTTATTTCATGAGGATTAACAACAATAGCATTACTTCCTTCTTTCGGTGAGCAAGTTACCCAATCTATATTATTCGGTAAGGAGCGCGTCCCGTTAGTTTCTATACAGACATATTTACCTATCCGATGCAGACGGTCTACAAACTCCCTATCAATCCAAAGCGAAGGTTCTCCGCCCGTCAGTATGACCATCACTGCCGGATATTTCCCTACTTCCGACAAGATTTCCTCATCGGACATCAAAATACCGTCTTCATGCTGCGTATCACAGAAAGGACATTTCAAATTACATCCGGAGAAACGGACAAAAACAGCCGGAGTACCCGTATGAAAGCCCTCTCCTTGCAAGCTGTAAAATATTTCGTTAATCTTC